GCGGGAGAACGCGGAGTTGCGAGGGGTGCTGGTAAGAACGTTGGTGCCGTTGGAAGTGCTGAACATGGATAATTACAACGGGGCTCGGTGGATGACGACCGAACTGCGAGCAGCAATCAGCGAGGCGGTTGGGGCTGGACGTGCCGCGCTGCGGGAGGACAAGTAAAAATGGAAATAGACAGCCTAGTCAATGCGGCGGTAATCGTGATCGCCGTATTTATAGTGGGGGTAGTCTTAGGCTCCTGTGCAGAAAAGGAGGCTTCCCGTGATCGCTGGTGCGCCAGCCGTTTCGCTGTCGCGCCCACGTTCACGGATTCTCTCGCCGTGGTGCGGGATACCTTGCCCCCAGGCTGCAAGATCGTGATTGAGGCCAGATGACCGCCCCCGACCCGATCAGCCAGCGACTGGAGGCCGTGGACCGAGAGGCATATCCCGACTTTCCTGGCGTCGCCTCACAGAGTCCCGACGAGTTTCCCGACCATGTGCGAGCCTACCGCCGCGCCCTTGAGGCCGAGATGCGGCGCGTTGGACAAATGGCGCTCGTCTTGGCAGTGATGGTGCGTGAGGCAGATATGTGGAAGCAGGAGAATGCGGAGTTGCGAGAGGCATTGGACATGCTGATCGAAACGGTGGTGCCGAAGCGTGAACGCTCGATATGGCGAGACAAAACTACGCGGGCGTCCGTGTTACGTGGGTTAAAGGAAGCGCGTGAAGGCAACGCCACGCCGCTGGTGTGGAAGGAGGGGTAGATGAAGGCCGAGAAAACGGTTCGTGCGGAGCTCCGAGAGCTTCGCCTGCGACTTGGCGACCCTCGCTTGCGGGGAGATCGAGCAGAAGATCAGACGTATGGCGCGGCAGAAGCCTTGCGTTGGGTGCTCGGTGAAGGGCCGCGTCCGGTGGGGCTTTCTCAGCCGATGCGACCCAAGGAAACTTAATGACCCCCGGCACTCCTTGCCCGGCGTGCGGCGTTCGCTGCGGCGACCTGTCGAGCGTCAACCTGAGAGACGGCAAGTCGTTCTCGTACTGCGGTGAGTGCGGCACGGAGAAACACGCGGTTGAGGGGGCACCGAGCGAGAGCGGGCGCTGGGAGGAAGCGGCACGACTGGTGGAGCGAGGGTCTCCGTTTGACCCGGACCCGCTCGCAGACCTGTTCCGAGTAATTGCTCGCGACATCCGCGCCCTGTCCCGCGTGACGAAGGAGGAGGGAAGGTGAGCGACAAGATACCGCTGAGGGTACGGTTGACGGACTTGGAGAAATTAGCATCCGCTCGCGGTCATTGGGTAGGCTACGAAATAGATTTAGCCAACCTGTCGGACGAAGCGCTCAATACACTCGCCGCCGCCGAGCAGCGAGCCGCGCAGGCCGAGGGTGATTGCGCGTCCTTGGCTGACCTTGTGAACTCGTGGTGCCGTGAGGCGTCGGTTGTCGAAACGCCAGGCATTGCTCCGCGAGAGATCAAAGCGGCGGTTGATCGGCTGTGGGCTGAGACTTCCACGCGACTTGCCGAAGCCCGAGCCGAGGCGGCGCGAGGGAGGGAGTTGCTAGAAAAGTTCCACGAATGGACGGCAGCTTTCCCGCTATCAGAGGATGGGAGCAGGGATCGCAAAGTAGCTAGCGACCTGTACGACGAGGTGTACGCCTTTCTCTCCCAGCCATCCAGCGGAGCGGCGTTGCTGGCGGAACTGACCAACCTCCGAGCCGCCGTAAATACGCCAGAGCGAGGAGAACCATCGAGCGCCGAAGTCTCCGCCTTTATTCCCCAGCCCCCGGGGTTGCTCCGAGAGCTTGAGGTGCTGCGGAATCCGAACCCCCAACTAGCGATGCCTAACGACGACCGTTCCACCCCAGCGCCGGACGCCCCGAGCGGGGAGTTGCTGCCATGCCCGTTCTGCGGTGAGCCCCCAGAATGGAGCCGTGAAGTGGGGCACACGCTCTACTGTGATTCCTCTCGTTGTGCGGCCCGACCACGTGTTCACGGAGCTACCCGACTGGAGGCTAGGCGGTACTGGAATGAGCGAAACGGTACTGGCCCGCTCCCCATCGAACCGAGTGAGGCGGCGATTGAAGCGGCGTTTGTAGCCAACGCCTACCCAGTGCGCAAAGCATGGCTGAGAAAAGCTCTGTGTGCCGCCTACGCTGCTGACCGTTCCACCCCCGAGGGACCAGCACCAGCAGGGGAAACATGAGCCAGTCACGAAACGCGGAGTTTCTTCGCGGCGCGACCGCCGTACTCGCACACATGGAGACTGCGGGTGAGGGGTGCAGCACGCTCTACAACGAGGTCGTCCAGTTCATCGGCGCTGCGTCACTGATCCGCCAAGCTAGGCGGGACGGCGCAATGCGCTGGTCCGGGCTCTCAAGTTATCTCCGCTCCAAGAACGCGCACCGTCTCGCGGCCCCCGGCTCGCCAGCCCAGGACCAACCGTGAGTAAGCCGCGCTACGTGCATGCGATTGAGCGCACCTGCACGATGCTGGACTTGGTGCGTTCGATCTATCCAGCCGGCGGTGGCATGAGTTTGTCGCATGTCGTGATCGAGGAAGTGGCGCCGGGGACGGGCTGGTCTGCCGCGAACCGCTGGGCCGATGTCTTGGCACTCTCTGTCTGGCCAAGCAAGGGCATGACGGTGGACGGGTACGAAATCAAGGCGTCCCGCGCCGACCTCAAGAAAGAGCTTGCCGATCCATCGAAGCACCAAGCCGTCGCCCGTTACTGCGATACCTGGACCCTCGTGGTGTGGGACGAGACGGTTCTACTCGACGATGGCATCCCCGAGTGGTGGGGAATCCTCACGACCATCGAGGGCACCGATGAAACGCGCGAGCTGAAGGAAGTCCGCAAGGCGCAGAAGCGCGAGCCGGAGCCGTGGCCGCGAGCGTTTGTCTGCTCGTTGGTCCGCAACGCTTTTCAGCAATCACCGGGCGCGGCCTACGTCGCACGGGCCTGTGTCGAAGCCGCGCGTCGGGGACGTGATGACGGGCGGCGTGCCGCGGAGAGCGAGACGTACAACCTACTAGCGCCACTCGCCAGCCTACTCTATGGCACGGATCGGCGGGACTGGCCTAGTGGTGCCACTGATCTGGAGAACGTAGTGAGGACGGTGACGGGACGTCTGACGCAGGGGATTCTTGGGGGCTCGCCAGCCCAGGAGGAGACGTAGGTGAAGTCCCGCTCCCGGAAACACGAGGAAGCCCTTGCTCGGAAAGAAGCGGCAGCCAAGCGGAGCCCACGGGACCAGATCAACCGGTTGAATGCCAAAGGCTTGCGGGCGGTGAAGGAACGGGCCAAACTCCACTTTATGATCCGGACTGCAACCGCGCTCTGTTCTTGGTGTGAGGGGAAGGGCAAGTGTCGTGGGGTAGCGCGTTTCGTGGATGGTGTTTGCGTTATCTGTGGGCGTCCGTGGCCGAGCTACATGCCTGCGTCCGAGGACATGCGCTTGACGTAACTACGGTAACTGTCCTAAGTTAGTCCCCATCCAGCGGGAGCCCTCTCTGGGCTAGGAACGCTCCTACCTCTACGGGAGCGTTTTTTTTGGGTAAAACCCCAGCCAAAAACCGAGAAATGCCGAAGGGAAACCCGTTTAGGAACAACGCGCCCCTGATACCGGGAAATCCGGGAAATTCTGGCGGGAAGAAAGGTCGCTCAGGTCGGAAGCCCAAAGGCGTCTTGTCCCGCCGTGGGTTCGTGGAATGGTGTGAGAGCCTGCTAACGGATGAGACGGTACGGGCGGTTGCGGAAGCCCGGGCCAAGGCTGGTGATACGAAGGTTCTTGAGTTTGCGGCAAAGTATAGTCAGTCCCTCCCAGCCCAGAAGCACAACGTCGAAACCACACTAATCGTCAAGGCGCAGCGTGAGTAGCGTCACGGTCGAAGTCGCTATCCCCGCGCTGTTAGAGCATCAACGGCCTATCGCCCAGCATCCCGCTCGGTTCAAGGTGGTCCGTAAAGGCCGGCGCTGGGGGAAAGACCGGCTGGCGTTCAACGTGTCCTGGTTCGGCCACGGGCCCCAGTACAGCCACCAAGGCATTGTGGACGGCTGGGACATCGCGTGGTTGGCCCCAGACTATCCGCAGGCGCGGATCATCTGGCAGGAAGAAATCGAGCCACGGTTCCGTGGCGTTCCTGGTGTTGAGTTGAACGAGACGGAGCACAGCGTGACCCTGCCGGGTACGGGAGCGTTGCATCTCCGCAGCTCAGAGAACATGACAAGTATCCGCGGCCTTGGGAAGCGGCTGATTGGCGTCGTGGTGAACGAAGCGGCTCATCTGGATCTCGCCTACGCGTGGCGACAAGTGATCCGGCCGGCACTGGCGGATAACCGGGGCTGGGCCATGCTGATGTCCACGACCAATTCTGGGACGGACGGGGGCTATGACGAGCAGGGCAACAAGCGGGTGCCGAGTTACTTCAATACGATCTGCGAGGAAATCCGAGCAGGACAACGTACAGACGAGTGGGCAGAGTTCGAGGGGACGGCGGAGGAGAATCCCAAGATTGCCAAGGCGGAGTTTGCGGCCCTCGTCGCTGAGTACCCGCAGGACTCCATTGCTCTGCAAGAAGAAATCTACGCCAAACTCCTGACGCCTGGTGCGGGATTGGCGTTCCCCGAATGGCGGGATGATCTCCATGTCCTGGAACGGTTCGACGTCCCGGCTCACTGGAAATACGGGGCGGGATTCGACTGGGGGTATTGGGAACCGTCCGTGTTCGTGCTCTGTGGGTTGGGTGAGGAGAACCAGGTCGTCGTCACGCAGGAACGGAAGTGGGTGCAGAAGGGCGGGTTCGAGATCGGGACGGACATCGTGGATCTCTGTCTCAACGCCAAGATCCGACCGGAATGGATCGCGGCCGACGCCTCTATGTGGGGTGTACCAGCGAGTCGTGGGTTCCCCAACCAAGCTGAGGAGATCCAGTCGGGGATCGTGAAACGGTGGATGGACCGGCAGGGCCAGGGTCCCCCGCCGGTGTTGTTCGGGGTGCCGAAGGGCAAAGATTCACGGATCGCCCGAGCTCAGCTTCTCCACAAGTACCTCAAATGGCACGCCGCAGAGGATGGGACGATCTCGCGTAACGGTCAACCGCGGCTCCGGTTCCTTAAGTCCTGCGGGTACTGCGTGAGTTCGATTCCCCGACTCCCGCCCGATCCCACGAAACCGGAGGACGTGGACACGAAATGTTTCCGGGGGACAGAGACGTTTCTGACGCCGAGCGGGCCGCGCACCTTCGCGGAAGCGGAAGGGACGAGCGGGCTCGCGTGGACCCGCCACGGCTGGCGTCGGTACCGCTGGTGTCGTAAGCAGGTATGTTCCTCGGAGGTTGTAGTTGTTAGATTTGACGATGAAACGGAGGTTGTTTGCACCCCCGATCATCACTTCCTAACGACAGATGGCCAATGGACTCCCGCAAAGAATTTGACTGGTCACCACGTCAGCGTTGCATCGTCTATGCCGGTGAGAAGTGGTGGGCACGACAAGGCTACTGGAAGAATCGACGCGGGCAGAACCTTCACCGGCTGGTCTGGTCAGAAGTCCACGGCCCTATCCCACTTGGACACGAGGTCCATCACCGCGACGGTGACGGCTTCAACAATCGGCGCACCAACCTCCAATTGGTTACCAAGGCAGAACACCGACGCATACAGCCACGCAACTTCAACCCCGTGGTTGCCCGCGCCTCGTCCCGTGTTCGTGATGTGCCCAAGTCCTGCGCTCACTGCGGCGCGGACTACGTGGCCCAGCGCCTCTACCGCAACAGTGGCAAGTACTGCTCTCGCCAATGTCGGCAAACAGCAGGGTATAATGCCCGCAAGGTTCCAGCCGTCTGCCGGATATGCGGGACGTCGTTCATGCGAAGCACCGCGCCACGGGCCGGTGAGACCTGCGGGTACCGCTGCGGCTGGGCGTTACGTCGTCAGCGTGAGGCCGCTCAGTAAAACCGAACTCACCTATTGCATCAACGTCCCCGATGTAGGCGAGTTCGTTCTAGCTAACGGACTCGTCGTAGCAAATTCCGACGACCACGGGTACGACGCACTGACGTACCTCCTGCTGAGCCGGCCCCCGTTGGTCGGGGTGCCGACCGTTGGTCATCCTGACGAGGACACCCACCCGGGATTCGACTGGCAACGCCGGGAACGCAAGAAGCCGTGGGAAGAAGCTCTGCACCCTCAGGCCGCGGAGAAACTGTCATGGCGTCCAAGCAAAGACGAGCGCGAAGCGACCGAGTGGTGAAACCAGGCCCTCGGATTGAACCCAACCACTGGCAGGGGATGGCGGATCGGTGGGAAGCCCGGTATGACCGACTGCGCCAGCAATACGATGTCTTGGTCAAGCTGGTGGTCGAGTTGCGGCGTGACGGGTTTACGAAGATCCAGGCACCCGAGCTGCCCCAGGCTCCGAGCCCACTACCTCCGAGGGTTCGACAAGCGATTGAGGACCGGGCTGTTCCGGGTTCACCGATCGAACGGCAACTCGTTGCTCAAGCTCTGGCTGATCTCTCGGCAGGGAAAGACGAGGAGACAGCGGCCCAGCGGATTCTCGACGGGCTTGAGGTGGCGTGGTGAAGGTCAACGGTCGGTTCCTCCACCTGACCCTGAACGTCGGAGAACTCCCGTTCTGGCGGCGGATCTCCATGCTGTTTACTGGCCAGCTCCATGTGCTTCTGCATCGGCGTGGTGAGGACTACCGCGTGGTCCAAGTGACCGCGACCGATCCCACAAAACGAGCCGTCAATGCCTGAAGATCCCGAAGTCGTCTTTGAGCTCCAGCCTGCTGGCGATGGATCGCCCAAACACTCCAGCGCCACCGAGACTGCCAGTGAGCCGATCCCCAACCTGCTCACGATGGAGGAAGACGAGGCGGGGAAGGAAATGGTCCGGGACTGGAATGCCTCTCATCGGTTCGTCAAGCCGTTTATGGAGCAGTGGCGGGTCAACGTGTATCGGTCCAGAGGCTATACGGGTGTTGGCTTGGTCAAGAAACAAGACGACATGCAAGCCTATGTCCCGGCTGGGGCACGACCGGACATGGCGGGGATGAACAAAGCCGCCCGGCGGAAACGCCAGTTGCGGGCTGCACTGTTTGCTGATGCCGCCGTACCGGAATGCGTGCCGTCCACAGATGAAGATGAGGATCGGAACTCTGCGGAGTTCGCTACCCGGCTCCTTCAGAACCAATGCTCGCAAGATGTGCTTGACTACAACCTCCTGTGCGGGGACCTGTTCGACCTGGGGTCGGACTACGGGTCAGGCTTCCTCCACTTCTACGTGGACCCCAACGGCGGCGGGTGGCGGCCGGCGGAAATCGTCGGTGACGCGATCGCGTCTCAGGAATCCCAGCCGTGGCCCCTTGGCAAAGAGGGGCGGGAACAGTACACCACGACCTGGTACATCCGGGAGGATGGGGCTCTCACGGATGACCGGGCCGACCGGAATCTCCGCAAGGTCTGGAGTCCCGGGCTGAAGCATCAACGGTTGACAGGCCGCAACTTCCGGTTCCTTCCGCACACGGCCACGGATCTCTGGGACGCTGATGGGTGCATGATCGGGGCCATGGTGCCGTGGGGCACGGTGCGCCGCATGTTCCCCACACTCCAAGAGCTTCCCGAGGCGGAGATCCAAGGCCGGATTCTCACTTTCCGTCCCCAGCAGTCGAAGGAACTGTTCCAGAACCAGAAGGATCTCCAACCTGAGCGGCAGGACGACCGGCTAGTGTTTGTCCTGAGCCGCTATCATGTCCAAAGCGCCTTGTACGAGCGGGGGGCCTATCTCGTCGTCGTGGGTGACGGACTCGTGGCGCATCGGCAGGAATGGTACGACGAGCTGCACGGGGAACCCCTCGACCTTCCCGTGACCCAGTTCGGGCAACTCAACTGCGATGGGAACCCCTATTACGAGGGGATCATGCAGTACTTGGGGCCGGGAAACGAGGCGCGGTCCCAGATGGTCGGGACGATGTTTGAGCATCTGGACAAGTTCCAAAACCGGAAAATCTTCGCGCCGATGGTGGGACCGGCCTATCCCTGGCTCCTTCAAGCTCCGGCTGGTACGCCGATCCCCACGATTCCCGGGTACGAACCCAAGTACGAGGATCTACCGGATTTCCCGGTCATCGTGGAGAAGATGTTCGCGTTCATCAACGAGGATATGGATGATGAAGTGAATATGAGCGGGGCGATCCGGGGGCTCTCGCAACCGGGTGTCCATTCCGGCATCGACCGGCAGACGATCATTGAGCAAGCGCTCATCATGTTGTCGGAGTTCCGCCAACGGACGTTACGGGGGATCACCCGCGGTTGGCGGATCATGCTGCAACTCTACCGGGCCTACTACACCGAAGCCCAACTACTCAAGTACGAAGGGGACGACGGGGCCTATAAGGTCCGGCATTGGACCCAGGCGGATCTCGGGTCTACCCGCGATGTACGGCTGATGCAGGGGAGTTTCACGGGACTGTCCCCGAGCGCCAAAGCTGCTCAGGCACAGAGTCTGTTCCAGATGGGCGCGTTGAGCCAGCCGCGGCTGGTGGAACTCCTGACGGCGAGTGTCGGGGGGACCGTGGGGCTTCAACAGGACCCGCACCGTATGCGAGTTCGTCGCCAGATCGCGTCATGGAAAGACGGCCCACCGAAAGACTGGCAACCTGCTGAGCCACCTACGGAGATGGACCCAGAAATGGGCCAAGTCCCCGAGTCGCAACCGCCTGATCCGCTGGCTGATCCCGTGTTGGCGTCGATCTTCGCACCGAGTCCTGCAGACGAGGAACCTCTGACCGCGCAGTTGCGGATGTACGAACTCGGCCGGGCCCTGGCGTCGAGTCGTACCGCACGGTTCCCGCAGCCCTGGCTCGCGGGTCTCGAGGCGGCCTATGTCCGGGCCCGTCAAGCGGCCGGGGTCCAGACGATGGCGGAGCTACAGCAGGCCGCGCAGCAACAGGCACAGACCCAACAGCAGGACCGGGAACAGAAAGCGACGGCTGCCCAGCAGGCGACTCAGGCCAGACTCCAAGCCGATCAACTGCGGTCGGGAACGGACCTCCAAAAAGCAAAGATCACCGCCGAAGCCGAACTCCAGAAAACCGAAACGCAGATGGCCGCGAAACGCGAAGGGGAAGCCCTCGATGTCGTGGCCGCGCAATCGTAATGCTTGCCTTCTCTCAAGGAGCGTATTATGGTAGCCTCTGACCCACAGGCTCCGGTTCTCGAGGAGCCACCCGTAGCCACGGACCCGGGAACACCGCCAGCCGAACCGGCTCAAACGGTCGAACCGGCTCCGGCCACGCAACGGGATGAACAGGGTCGGTTTGCCAAGCGGGATCCTGCCGAGCCGGGGCAAGCTGAACCGCCCCCCGACCAGCCAGCCCCGTCCAAACCCGATGAGGTCGCAGCGGGTGAGCCCTCTACGGAGGTGCCACCAGCGGAGACCCCAGGCCCAGTGGCGAGTTATCGCGCTGACGGCCGATCCGTCGAGATTGACGGGTCTGAGGTGGGTTCGGACGGGGTGTTCATTTCCAGCCAATCATGGCCCCGCGTCCAGCAGCTCTTGTCCGCTGCCGCTGGGTACCCCCGCCTGGTGTCCGAACGCGACCTCGCTATCCGTGACGTGCAGCAGAAACTGGAGGCGTCTCAGGCCGCCCGACAGCACCTGAGCGCCAAGCTCACGGAGTTGAGCAAAGCCGATCCGGAGACGGTGAAAGACTGGTTAGCCGATCTCCAACGCAACATGCCGGTCTGGCTGGCGGAAGCGAAAGCCGAAGAAAGCACCAAGCTGTTGCAGGCGCGCGAAGCACGGCTCCAGCAGTACGAGGAAGCGCAGCAGGAAGAACGGCTCCGGCCGCAGTTGGAACAGGGGTTAGAGGACATCCTGACCCAGTATTGCCAGCAGGAACCGTTCAAGGGCGTGGATGGGGCACGAGTCTACAAACGCCTCGCCCGGCAGATGGATCGCGTGTTCCTGCTGGCGGAAGATGATGACGGGCAGGGTCGGTGGCGCAAAGGCGAGATCGTCGTGGATTACGGCGCCATCGAGCAGGAGTTGCGAGACGAGGTGGACGTGGCCAAACGCTACCGCGGGAATGGTCCACTACCTCCACAAGCGAAGAAACCAACGCCCCCGCCGACTCTGACCACGAAGGCGGGACCCGTGCCTGGCAAGGCCGTGAAGCAGCCTACGTTCACCACGGGCCAGGAGGCATGGGACTGGGTTGACCGGGGCGGCCACCTAACGGAGTGACGACGTGAAACGGATTATCGACTGGATCAATCGCTACGGCCAGCCGCTTGTTGCGGCCTTGGCCATGCTGGTGGCCCCCAACCTTCTGGGGGCCGAGTCGCTGGTGCTCATGCCGTTCGTCATCGGCGCGACAGCGACCTATAACGTCTCGACCAGCGCCACGGACCTGAAGGAAATCTGGCGCAAGGAACAGTACGGCCTCGTGGTTGCCGCGCAGTTCGGCGTCGAGGAGTGGAACGCGCTGATGAAGTTGAACCAGTTCAAGGTGAATTGGTCAGCGCGTGAGATTACCATGGAACTGGACATCAACGACGACACCAACACGGCGATGATTCCCGAGGGTGGGAAAGAAGCGCGACCCACCTCACCGACCGCCGTGACGGCCACGATTACCTGGGTGTTCGCCAACAAGCGGTTTACCATCTCGAACACGGCGAAGTACATCCAGCAGCAGCAGGGGAACAAGCCCCAACTCGAAAGCCAGCTCCGCTGGCAGGCGAAGAAAGCCATCCAAGGCGTCCACCGAAAGATCGGGGACCAGTTCTGGGGCCTGTCGTCCGGGACGATCTGTAAGGTGTCGTCGGTTAGCACGGACGACATTGTGGTGAAGGATCTGCACGGGGTTGCGGCGCTCGGCGGGACCAGCGATGACCGGCGGTGTGTCGATCTGTTCCGGGGCGGTACCGATCCCCGTGGGGACTTCATCGCCGTAGTCAATCCCTCCGGTCCCGCACTGCGGGCCAATGGTATCGTGCATGTGGACACCGTGACCCGGAGCACCAACACCCTGACCGGAGCGGACGTCAGCGGGATCACCAGTCCCGCAGCGGACGATCTGGTCCTGTTTGCCAACAACCTCGAAAACACCACGTTGGCCTCGGGCACGGAACGGAACCTCAATCTGGTCGGGATCATCGACATGATGACCACGGCCTCCATCCATTCGGTGTCGAGCGCCACGTACAGCAAGTGGGACGCCTCCACCAAAAACACCACCGGTGGCCGGTTCACTGGCGTCAAGCTCCTGACATTGCGAGACAACGCCGCGAACGAGGGCGGCGGGAACATCGACTCTATCTGGTGGAGTCAGGGAGTACGCCGAGACGTGATCGCCCAACTCCAGGCGGGTCTCCGGTTCAACGATGCCTATGCCATGGAGCTCGAAGGGGAGCCCAAGGCTAAGGGGATCACGTTCCACACCAGCAAGCGCGTGCCCGATGGCTATGTGTTTGGGTGGGACAGCAAGAACTCGGTCTGCAAGATGACCCTGCTCCCCGAACCCCAGCCCGGCGTGATCGCCTGGGACGACGGGCACAAGTTGCAAGACGATTCCGGTGAGGTGTTCTCCATCGACTACCCGTGCGCCATGGTAACGAAGAACCGCGGCAACATGGGGTACTACTCGGCAGTGACCGAGAGCTGACCTTAACTGAGCCCGGGGGCCTCACGGCCCCCGGTTGCCCTAGGAGGTACGATGACGCTCAGTAACGACACCAAAAACCGACTGAAGTATGCGCTGGCCCGAGGGTCAGCCGCCGACGAGTTGGAACAGCACCTCGGCTACCTCGCCGGCACCACGTATTACGTGGATTCCACCCACGCGAGCGATGCAGACGCCGGGACCCGAACCGGCACATCGCCTGCCGAACCCTTCTCCACGCTGGATTACGCCATCGGGCGGGCCAGCGCGAGCAAAGGGGACACGATCGTTCTGATGCCCGGGCACATCGAGACCACAACCGCGATTGCGCTGGACGTGGCAGGGGTCCGGATCATCGGGCTCGGGTATGGTCGGAATCGCCCGACGCTCACGGCGACCACCGGCGCGTCCGACCTCATCAGTGTCAGCGCAGCCAACTGCGAGATCCACAATGTACGACTCGTGGGTGCGGCGTCTGGCAATACCGCCCTGCTGAATATCGCGGCGGCGGACTTCACAGCGCGGAATGTATCCTTTGAGCCCGCAGCTATCCCGCTGATGTCCGTCACGGCAGCGGCCGGATCGGCCAGGGCCAGCTTCTACGGTTGTCAATGGGTCGCGTCCGCTAACGGCCCAGACTCTGCCATCGACATCGAGACCAGTGATTCCGATGACTGGATTCTTGAAGACTGTCTGTTCAACGCTTCGGGGTTTGGTTGGGATCTCGGAGTGATCCGGGCGAACGCGGACACCGCACGGGGTTGGCAGGTCAAGAACTGCACCTTCATCTCCTGTGATACCGTCGCTATCGACTTCAACAGTTCTGCGTCCGTGGCAGATGGGGTCGTAGAGGATTGCACCTTCATTGCGACAGCCGCCCTCACGTCTATCGAGGACATCATTGACGTCGGTGGCTATCTGTTCAAGGAGTGCTACGCGCACGACGGCACGAACGCCACCACCGCCGCAGCGCGCGTACCGTTGGGCACGGTAAGCTAAATGCCGAAGTTGGCATTCGGCGTGCCCTGGTCAAGCCCCTTCTGCTGGACTGGTTGGGCAGAACATTTGCCCAACCTCCAGCGGCCAGCGGGTTACGATGTCCGGTTTTTCCGCGGGAAGGGTTGGTGTCCCGCCCGCCGGCATATCGACCTGTGCGAGCAGGCGCTTGCCTGGGGTGCGGATCTCATCTGCGTCATCGGCGCGGATCAGATTCACCCGGAGGATTTACTACCCCGACTGGTGCAGCGTTTCGAGGAAGGCTGTGAGGTGGTAGCCGCGCTGGTTCCAGCTCGCGGGTATGTCGGGTGGCAGGACATGAAACCATTTCAGCCCATGGCATGGCGCTTCAAGTCCAGCAACGGTCACGACCCACGACAAGTCTCAAGCCGGGCCTATCGTGGCATGGGGTTGGATGGGGACATGATCGACGTGATTGACCCCGAGGCTGGGGATCTCCAACAAGTCCACTTCATCGGCTCCGGCGTCCTCATGTTTCATCGGGATCATCTCCTCGCCCTCAAGAAGCCGTGGTTCATGGAGACCATCGACCGCGAAAGTTATCAGCGGTTGGCTAACATGGACTGCACCTTCGTCTGGCGGTTGCAGGTGGAAGCGCAGGCAAAGGTCTGGGTCGATACCACCATCAAGGTTCGGCATCTCCATGCGTTTGAGATTGACGAGACGTACCAGGAACGGTTTACCGACTGGATGCGTCCGGGCACGGGATCGCCGGATATATGCCGATACGACCGTCCTACACTCGTGACTAATGGGAAGTATGGCGACCGTCAAGCAGCGCATCGGGCGAGCTAAGGCCGCTGAGATGCTGCATCACGGCGCGGTCCACGGGAATCCCCTGAGTCCGAAACAGCGGGGCTTGTTCGGTGTGATCGCCTCGGGGAAACGCCCCGTGCGCCAGCGGATCAAGAGGGACTATTGAAACCCGACGCGCTCTTTCAGTGGGAGCGTGAAGTTCCCGCACACTGGCAGACGGATCTCGAACGCCTGACGCCTCGGATGGATCGGGTGACGTGGCTTTATCTCCAGTGGCTCCCCGGCTGGCCATACGAGCCCGTGCAACGATTTGGGGTCTACGAGATCGTCCCGTTGGCCATGATCGGCCGGATTCTGGAAGAACAAGCCCAGTCGGGACTTAAAGATTCCCCGCTCGCCCTCCAGTGGGAACACCTCCACGGCTCTGATCCTCGGACGCTCGGGCGGTTCTATACCGACAAAACGACTGGCACGGAACGATTCCGCGGCAAGACACTCATCAGCTATCCCCAATGGTGCGCGCATCGAGCGACGGGTGGACTCCCGTTGCTCGCTTGGATTATCCAAGGAGACTGGGGTGGGCACTGCTGGCAGTTCGGCCCGTTCGAGCAGGCGATGTTCGAGCTGGGCGGCCTCTCGGTTGAGGAAGTGGACGCGCTGATGAACGCCCTGCCCAGACCCGGTGATCTCCCTTACGCCGACTATGACCAGCGAGTGTTCCGGCAGTTGGCAACGCGGGATCGGTTGAAGCAGTGGCGCGAAGCCCGACCGTGGGATGAGCGAATTAGCCGGACCAATGCCGGTCTCCTGGTGCAAACGGACGAGTCGGCGGCCCGCGTGGCGTTCAGTAAGAAGTATCTCGCATGGATCGAGGCGCAGATTGCGAACGTCGTCTCCGACGCGCCCCGGACCCAGGTCGTGAAGTTCGCAGAGGACACCCGGCACGAATGGGAAGCGCCGGGCGATGAAGATGCGTTAGACCACAACATTCTCACTGGGGAACCCACATGACTGGACCAGCCCTTACGACCCCGACTGGTGCGCCACAGTACATCGTAGGCGTCAATCCCGATGCCCTGAGCCAAGCCCAACGCCGGAAGGACCGGAACGCCCGGGACCAACATGGGCGGGTCTGGCTCATCATCTTGGAGGAAACCCGGACTCCACGGGGCCGGGAACTCGATATGTGCGGAGGCCCGCCCGATTCGGTGGGCTTCAGTGATCCTCTGGGGACGCCGAGCAAGTATTTCCGCATGGGGCGGGACGAGTTCAAGGAAGTCCTGCCGAACAAACTTACTATCGACTACGACCAGTGGCTGGAGGAAGCGGAGAACGGGGACCGGGATTGGCACAACTTCTTCTGGGCCATCGCGGCCCTGAAGTTTCCCGGTGGGATCGAGGCGGAAGCGGCGCTCCGGCATCCGTGGCTCTTGCAACTCGCCGGCCCCCGACCCTGGCCGCGGCCCTCCATCATCCGGCTGGCCAAGGATGGCCATCAAGGTTTCCTGGGCACTCGGCCCTTGACGTCAGAGGAATCAGCGCTCTTGGGCAAGCAGCTCAAGGTGGATGACCTTTTGGCGGAACTCCGGGGCCGAGATAACCCGACGCTCACGGCGTCTGGAAAGCCGGTCACGGTGGCGAGCGTGACCACGACAGAAGCGCCGATCCGCGAGGACGAGGTGTTCACTTACCGCGACTTCGTGCGCGACGGCCGGAAACAGGGCTTGCCGATTACCGAGATCGCGGGTCGGTGGGCCAACCACAAAGCGGCGATGGGGGTCTGATGCAAAGCGTCGAACTCTACGATGTCACGCTGACGCTGGATACCAGCATCTACGCGGCGGCCGATGTGCTGAGTGACAGCGCCGTGGTTTCCAACGCCGTGCCGTATCCCGGCGGGCGGGCGATCTTACGATCCGTGGTGCTGCTGGACGAGGACGACCAGGCGGCGGCGCTGGACCTCTACTTCATCGACTCCAACGTGGCCATGGGGACCAAAAACGCGGCCATCAGCATCACGGACGCCAACGCCCGGAAGCTCTTGGGTAAGGTGGCGATCGCCACGACGGACTATGCGGATCTGATCGCGAGCAGGCTGGCGACCAAAAGCGAGCTGGCGCTGGTGCTCAAAGCCGTTGCAGGTTCCCCGGACATCTACGTCGCCGCGGTCAACGGGGCGGGCACCCCGACCTATACCGCCGCTGGGATCAAACTCCGGCTCGGTATCCAGTGGGAAGGATCCTAAGTGGCGTTCGGCGACGCGGCGGATCTATTAGACCGCGCGAAGCGGCTGGGAGGGGTCCCCACGACGACGGAGTTCCCCGCCGACGCGGACTGGTACGCGTGGATCACGGAGGCACATGCTCATTGGGTCGCCGTGATCGCCGCGCAGGCTCCGTGGGCGATGACGGAAGCGCCCATCCTGCTCACGTCTGCGGACTCCGGGGAGACCTACACGTTCGCCGGCAGTATCAGTCCGCTTACGGTGGAGCTGTACGACACCAAAGATGGTCGGCTCCTAGCCCCCGCCGGCTACCACAACAGCGGCGGGGATTACGTGTGGGAAGGGGACAAGATCCGGTTTCCCGGTGGGGTGAAAAAGACGTTCAGCAACGGGCCCTATGCCCGGTACATCACCCCGCCTACAACCGTTGACGGGTCCACCGCCCCGACGCTGAAACCCGCTTATGCGCGGGTGCTACTTGTAGTGCCCCGCGCCGTGGCGTTCTGGGCCGAACGGGGCGGGATGCGTGACCCCACAGCCTTCTACCGGATGGAAACCAAAGCGTGGATGGGCGACCCTGAGCGGGGGGACATCGGCGTGCTGGGCCAGCTCAAGATGAGCAACCCGTGGCTCGGCCTCTCAGCCTATCCGCCCAGAACACTGGCCTGGTGGGAATCGATTTCTACGGGCTCTGGGTATTCAACCTACCCGTAAATGACTGAACGTCCGGGATCGGTGCGCCAGCGGATCAATCGGCTGAAACAGGGCCGGAGCCGCGAGGTCACGCCCGAGGAACGAACGGCCCAAGTGGCCCTCGGCTCGGCACTAGAGGAGGAAGAACTGTTGCGGGGGACGCCGGAAGCGAAAGGCCAACATCTGCGGAGCGCGCAGCAGGCGACGGACACGGCGCAGCAATCGCTCTTGGCTGCTCGTCGGGCGGGTCACGAGGAACGAGAGACCAGGCGGTACGTGCGGTCTCGTATCGGACGACTGGGGCCGTGAGTGTATCCCGACCCGTCCGTGCTCGCATTTACGGCGGTGGGCCAGACCCCACGTTGCCCAGCGTGATCGCTGTCGAGCGACCGCCGATGATGGCGCAGGAAGCGCCCGCCGCCCGAAAACGGGATATGGCGTTGCCGTTGATGCTCGCCGCGTTGGCGGGGTCCAGTCTGTTCGATGCTGAGAGCACGTTTCGCGGGATCAAGGAAGGACGACTCCAGGAAGCCAATCCACTCATGCGTCCACTGGTTAAGGCTGGTCGGATACCGACCTATGCGGCCCTGATGGCAGCGAATGTCGGGCTCGGGTTGCTGGCGAAGAAAGCGAGAAAAGACAAGGTCAGCGGTTGGTGGCTGCCGCTTGTCCTGCCGACCATGACGCATACGGCGGCGGGCATCCTTGCCAGGCGCTTTCCGGGTAGGGATCGCTGATGCCGCTGCCACTGACAACGTTTAAACGCCACGGTTGGGCGGGTATGGTGGATAGTGGTGACCTCCGTTCAACGGAGGATGCTCGCGCCCATCTGCTCATCAACATGTATCCGGAACAGGCGAACGTGCCGAGTGCGGCCCTCATGCGACCGGGATTCAAACATGCGCCTGCGGGGTTCGGTGCCATTGTCGCGAGCCATGCCGTGGCGTTCTTCTTTCCGTATCAGTTTGCGGGTGGCACGGATGACGAGATCGGTGCGCTCCTCATCAGTACCGCCGGGGCTGGTGCCGTGTATGCCTACAGCATTGCTGGGGATTCGTGGTCGGTGAAAGTCGCTGCTGCCGCGTTCACCGCTGCGGGAATCAGTTTTATCGGTACCTCAACCGCCCCCCGCGCCTTTCGGTGGGTGCTGTTCAATGACAAACTGATTGTACTGGAAGTTCCGTCCACTACCACGGAGATCACAGTTGTTTGGTCATTGACCGGCGCTACCGTAGCTAACCTTACAGGACCGCTGATTACCGGTAGACTCCCACGCTCGCTGACCGTGTACTACAGCAAGTTGGTGGTCGGGTTATTCAGTACGACCTACGGCAGAATCATTCGATGGTCCGAGGAGAATGACGAAACCCTGGGCTACGCCACCGGAGGATACACCAACGAGTGGGAGCTCAGCCAAACAAGCCAAGAGTCCCTGACGGAAATCGTGGGGACCAACGAGGCCTTGTTTTACTGGCGGGAAACGAACATCGGGAAGATCACCGGGGCGATGTCCTCGGACTTCACGACCACGGGTGTCCATGACTCCATCAGCGAGGTGATTGGGGCACCGCAACTCACCGAAGGCACGGGGGATAGCCGTCAGATGACGGTACCGCTGGTTCACGAGGGGACGATTTATTTTGTGGATCAGTTTAGCCGACCGTGGGCTTTGCGTGACGGCTCCTTGCTCCCTATCTGGAAAGACATCCGCCGACAGTTTGATCCAGGTGGCACCGCGCGTAACTGGTATGAGGATGATGTCGCACTGGGAACGGCCTCCCATATCTGCTACTGCTCGGCGACGAATCACCTTCTGTTCTGGTACGGCGTGGATGGGACTCGTGCTACAGTGTGGGCGGTGGGCTTCGATCCCGAGAGCCTGCGGGCGCAAATGTTCCTTGAAGTGGTGACAGCCGTTGGAGCAGAGCCCACCACGGTCGGCTACATCGAAGCCAATCAGGCGGTGTGGCTCGGTACGGTGAACGGCAAGGCGATGTATCTCAAACTGGCGAACGTGCCGAGTGATTCAAGCGGGACCGCGCAAGTGGTTATCCGTACTCGGGTGGTGGACCAACCCATCGGATGGAATGCCAAACACGAATGGCACTTTGATCAAATCCGTCCCGTGGTCCGCTCGCCGGAAGCGGTGACGGCGACGGTGCGGTATACCATCCCCCGAACCAAAACGCCCGTGAGCCAAACTGTGGCTACAGCGGCCTCGGCTGCGGCAGAACGGAAACTGGCCGTAGGCATCAATGCGAAGGGTCGCTGGCTTCAAGTCACTACAGCGATTGCGCTGACAGGAGGCGGGGCGTTTACGGGATTGGGGCCCGCAGTGACGGGATGGGAAGTGGATGCCTTTGCTCTTGGTCACGAGCCGGCGGTGGTATGACCGCTCCCGTCATTCCCCGCCGCCAGGAACAGGTTGCCGTCAAGCGCGGCACCGCCCTGCGGGAACAGTCCGCCCCGATCGCCAATACGGATACCACGCTTTACACGGTCCCCAAAGGGAGGCGATCCACCGGGATTCTCTATGTCGCCGAACGCGGGGGGGCGAGTGCGACCTACCGAGTGGCGGTACGGAAAAGCGGCGCGGCGTTGGCGAACGCGCACTATATCGCCTACGGGAGAACGCTGGACGCGAACACGACCCATCGGTACGAGCTGGAGCTCGACGTGGATGACGTGGTGACGATCCGCGCCTCGACCGCCGATACCACGTTCGGCTTGTACGGGTCCGAGGACCCCCGCACATGACCGCCCTGCATGTCGGGCTGGACGCCGATTTCTTGGACGCCCAGCACGGATCCTACTACCTGAATGCCTCGAACATGGCGAGCGGGAACTTGCCCTACGCCCGGATGCCCACCGGCTCAGGATCGTGGGATACCGGGGCAGGGACGACCATCACGATCACGCGGGCGCTGACGGTCAGTGGGGGACCGCTCACGGTTGGGGCGAACGGGATCAACGTCACCGGGACAAGCACGTTCAGCGGTGCCGTCTCGATGGGCGCGCTCACGGCGACGACGGTCACAGCCAGCGGGCTCTTGGCTGTCACCGTGGGAAGCGGGAACGCTGCAACGTTTATGGGCGGCAACGTCGGAATCGGAACGACGGACCCAAAAGGAATGTTACATCTCGTTGGCGGGAATGTAATTACAGATACGACTTTTGGATTATATCGTTTTTATTCGGGAACGACAGTGCGGGCTATGATTTTCAATCCCACTGCGGGAATTACCTCGATTCGTGCAACTGACAACGCTGTGACAGATGGGATTTTATTTGAAGACTATGCAGGAACTGATTTGATGTTCGTAAGACAAGACGGCAACGTCGGCATCGGGACGGCGAGTCCGGAACAGCGTCTGACTGTTCAAAAAGCAGACGGAGCATCAGGATTCGGGTCAAAATCGCAACTGCGTGTGGGCCATAGCGCCAACGAAGGAGTATACCTCACGGGCAGCGACAGGAACGCAAATGCGCTCTCTTTTGGCGGGGAATTCACTGGAGGGGACGGTGTTGAACTCTTCGCGACGAATAGCTGGACAGCAAGAGATACCGCCGCTTCAATAATCGCCGATTACGCAGGAATCGGTCTCCAGTTCTATACGAACGCAAGTTTGACAGCGGGCAGTACTTTTACCCCAACAGAGCGGATGAAAATAACAACCTCCGGCGACGTCCTAATTGGCACCACGACCCCCGCCACGGGGAGCCCGAGGCTGGATGTGGTGGGGATTATCCCCATTTGTGCTGCTGACAGCACGGGAACTGGCGGAAAAGAAGGTTGGTATACCGCGCGCCATCTGACTGCCGCCGAGGAGAATCTGGCGGTGATAGGTGCCGTCCATAGCTCTATTGATGGCAGCTTCGTGCGGATTGGTGGCGGCTCAGGTGCAGGGCTGAACGCCGTCCAGAAGATCGAGTTCTACACGGCGGCAGGCGAAATAACGCTGACCGGCACCCTCGCCGCCGACCTCACGGGCGTGGGGCCGAATGCTTTACTGGGTCTTCGGGGTGCAATGGCGATGTACGTCAAGTCTGGAGATCCGGCGACCGTCACTGATGCCGGCCACATTTACACCAAAGACGTGGCTGCATCTGCTGAAGTGTTCGTCCGGGACGAAGGCGGGACGGCGACCCAGGTTTCGCCCCACGATCCGCTGACGGGGGAGTTCTACCACTACTCCTATAATCACCGGACCCGGAAAGGCGTCCGTATCCGGCTGGAGCGGTTTGTCAACGCCGTGATCCGGGAACTGCGGCTCGATCCCAGTCTCTTTGTCGAGGATTTCTATGCGGGTGACGAGTTGGAGATCCCTGTCGTTCGCCCACCCCTTCACCTGATGGCGGCGTAACATGGCCTACGAGCAACTGACGATCAGCGAGGTACGGAGCCAGATCCTCGCGCACCTCAAAGACGCGGAGCGTAAGCATCTTGCCGCTGACGTGAATGCAACAGTCAACGAGGAATGCGCCAAGCTCTGTACCGAGGCGGGGAATGAGCGACAGGCCAAGGAATACCAGGAAGCCGCCGCCCAACAGCGGCGTGAAGCCGAGGCGTTTCTCCGTGGCGCGGCCTTGCTCAAAACGAAATACGCCGATGTGTTAGGGTCGGGTGGCACCGCCCCCGAACCGCCGCCCGTGAGAATCTGAGGAGCTGACTATGGGACTGTTCGGGACCATCAAGAAGATCGGCAAGGGGATTGGCAAAGTCGGCGGCAAGGTGCTGGGGGCTGTCGGCGATGTCGGTTCCAAAGTCGCACCAGCCTTGGGATTCATTCCCGGTGTCGGGCCTGTCTTGGCAACGGGTCTCGGGGCGGCAGCGGGAGGGCTGGGTACACTCAATGATCCCGGGGCCAACTTTGGGAACTTCCTCGGCAACGCCGCGAAGGGTGGTGTCAAAGGATTGGCTGGCGGACTCGCTGGCGGTGTGGTCAAAGGAGCCATTGGGAAAGGTGGGGGACTCGGCAAAATCCTGGGTCGTGCTACTGCAGGTGGGGTCCCAGGGGCGGGTGGCGGTGGTGGTATTGTCGGGAAAATCGGCCAAGTCGGCGGTGCGCTCCTCGGCAGAGCGCCGGGCCAAGGGCTTTCCGCTGGTGATATTGCCCAACTCGGAATCGGTGGGTTGAGTGCGATCGGGGCGGGCAAAGCGGCCGGACGGTCAGCGGATCTCCAAACCGAAGCCCTGCGCCAAGCCCGTGAGGAATACGCCAGCCGTTCGCCATATCGAACGGCCACAAGTGATCTGTTGTTGGGCCGGTTCCCTTCGGAACGCCCTGATCTGTCGAGCGCCTTTGCGGGATCATCTAATCCGTTCGCCCGATCACTCCGCGCCCCATCTCCGAACGGAGCATTGCCAATAGAGCGCGAGCCGGGTGGTGGGATTCTCGGAGGTCAGCTCCCACTCGACCAAGCGCCCCAAACCCCAGATGAGGCGCGGGAACTTGTCCGGCGCGCCGTACCGTTTGCGGGTGGGTTCGGGCGACGTGAAGCCCAGGCGCCGTTGCTCGGGAATGTCCGTGACGCTGAGGAAGCTAGGAGCCTCGTGCGGCGGCGTATCCCGTTCGCGGGCCGGTTCGGACGCTTACCGGCAGGTGGGGTACCACGACCACAGCTACCACCGGGGCGCGGACCTGTCATCCGCGAGGACCTGTTGTGACCTCACCCTATTTCGGCGGGAGCCCGATCCTCAAAGCCCAACCAGGAGCCACGGCGTTGGTCAACCCACGACGGCGGGTCAGGCCGATGGTCGGGGCCGCGCCACCCGGAGGAATGCCGCAACCCGGTGCTCCCGCTCCACAGGCAGGCATGACAGCGTTCAGTCCTGGTCAGAATCTAATCGGGCAACAGATCAATCCTGCGGCGAGCCGTCGCCTTGGCCAGTTTCAAGGGATGACCGATGCGGCAGCGGGTAAGGTGGCCTCGTTTAGCGGGGTGCCTCAGTTCCGGTCGGTGGGCACGGGACAGTATGGCCAGTACACGGGGGCGGCAGATCGTAACCTGGCGGGAGCCGAGCGCGACATTGGGCAAGTGGACATCGGCCAGTATGGGAAGATCGGCGCGACCGCGACGGGAGGGTTCGAGCGGTCACTGGACGAAGCCGGCCAGATGGCGCGGGGAGCGACGTTACCAGGATACCGACGCATCGACCCGTCAACCTTTGGGCGGTCGGAGGGTCTACTTGGGGAAGCCGGTCAGCAGATCCGGGGTCAGGAACTCCCGCAATTCCGAGGCATAGCCCCTGGTCAGTTTCAGGAATCCGACGAGGCGATGACTCTCGCCCGTGGCGAACGGTTGCCGGACTTCCGAGGCATCGGGACAGGAACCTACGGCGGGAGCCCCGAAGCAACCCGCGCCCGTGCATTGGCAGCTCAGGGCTTGGAATCGGTTTATGGAGGCCCTAACCGCCAGCAACTTGCCGAGGATACCTACCGGCGGCTGGAAGCGGAAAGCGTCCCCGAGACATCCGCGGCGATTCGCGCCCTCGGTCAACGGGCCGCGTCGTTGGGTCGGATCGGGTCGGGCATGGTAAACGAGGATGCGGGCGACATTTTCGGGGAACGGAAGCTCAAACTCGCCAACATCCGGAAGTCTTTGGCGACCGAAAGCGCGGGGCAGGAACTCTCTGACCGGCTCGCCCGACTGAATGCTAGCTCGGAAGCGGGTGGGCAGTTCCGCTCCGAGGATCTAGCGGAAGCGGGATTCCAGCAGGGACTCCGGGGCGAGGCGCGCGGTGAACGGGGCGCGGAACTGGATGAAGGGTACCGGCGCGCCGGGCTGGGGTTGGAACGCGCCAGCACCGTAGAGGATTTGGTTGGTCGCCGGTTTGGGCGGGAGCAGGGACTCCGGGGCGAAGCCCGAGGCGAACGGGGCGCGGAATTGGATGAAGGGTACCGCCGAGCAGGGCTGGGTTTGGAACGTGGCGGCGCTCTCCGCGGCTTGAGTGGTGATGTTGCGGGATTGGAAGAAGCACGGCGCGGTCAGGATGTGGGTGAACGAGGCTTTGAGGCGGACCTTGCGGGCCGACGCGCTGATCTTGATCTGAGCCGATCCGGTCAACTGGCTGGGCTCGCTGGTCAGCGGCTCGGGGAACAGCGGTTGTCTCGTGCGGAGACTGTTGGCGAACGGGACTTCGAGCGCAGTCTCGGCTCGGAACGGGCGGGACTCGCTGGCCAACGGGCGGGTATGCGATCCGCGCTTGCCGGCCAGCAGTTCGGCATGGGTGAATCCCTCCGTGGGGAGGAACGCGGGGAGCGGGGGGCGGAACTGTCCCAGAGCCTTGCGGATCTCGAAGCCCGACAGGGACAACTGGGCGACCTCTCGGCCCTCGAACGCGGCCTCGTCGGTCAGGAGGCTGGGGAACGGGAAGAACTGCGCGGGGAACGCGGCTATCAATCCGGCCAAGAACGCCAAGCCCTCGAAGATCGGCTGAGACAGGAGATCATGGAGCGTCAGTTCTTGGGCGAAGATCAGGACCGTGCGCTATCCCGGGCTGATCGGTTGGCCGCAATCGGCTACGGGGGTGATACCCGCGGTGATCTCCTCCGGGGGTCTGACATCGCCTCTGGCGAAGCGGGCGGGTTGGGGCAAACCGCAACCGACATGCTGGGGAACGTGCTGTCACGAGACCGCTCAGCCCCAAGGGCGGCTCCCTCTGCGGCGTCGAGTCCAGAACCCGTTCGGATGTGGGGCGGCGTGGAGCCTATCAGCGTGGCATCCCCACCATCCCCGACGAGGCCCGTCTTACAGCAGATCGGCCGGCAAGGTCTGACGGGTGAGTTCAGCCCGTTCCTTCGCCGTGAGGTTCCGATTCCAAGGTTGGGGCAGGACCCCAACCTGCGGAGTCCAGGCCAGCGTCTCGTCCGTAGTCGAGCCGGGCGGGGTTGATGGCGCTCAATTTCTCCGCGCTGCTCGGCGCTCTGCGACCGATAGGGCAGGGTATCGCCCAAGGGCAGGAACGCCGGGAGCAACGGGCCAAAGAGCAGGAGGAACGTGAACGCCAGCGAGAACAGGAGATCCTAGAACGGGAACTCAAGAATCTCAACCTGACAGCCTTGCGGGAACAAGCCGCCGCCCGGAAACGACGGGAAGAACAACTCGCGGCCTTGGCCCAGAGTCGGCCCGAGCTCTCGGAACTGCCGGACGAGGAACGGGCGCAAGCGGCACTGACGCAGGCCACTCAGCGTTCCACTACTCCACGGCAACGACAAACCGTGTTCACCGATCAGGGCTTGTTGGAGTTTGATGAAGAATCGGGTGAGTGGATACCGGCGAGAGTGAGCGGAGGTCAGGGACCAGTACGGCAACCCTCACCGTCGCCGGGCTTGGTTACGTCACGCGAAGGGGTACGGGTTCCCGACGTGCCGGGAACTGAGGTCGCGCCACCGGGAGGAACGGGGAGTGCGGCGCTTGTGAAAGCCGTGACGGTGAATCGGGGCAAAATCAAGGTCATTGACGACGCGCTGCTCAAACTCCGCCAGCGTCCTGAAGGTGTCGGAGTCAAGGGCTTGGTGCCGGACATCGTACTTCAGCGCATGGACCCTGAAGGGGTCGCTCTCCGCGCAGCCATCGCGGACATCGGATCGTTGGTGATCCATGACCGATCCGGGGCGGCGGTGACGGCGGCTGAGATGCCACGGCTGGAACCGTTCATTCCCCGCGACTACGACACGCCGGCAACATTGCGAACCAAGTTGCAGCGCATGAAGGAGATTATCGAGGAGGAAACCAGTTTCCTCGATGAGAACCGGCAGCGAAGTGGTACGCCACCGACCCCCGCTACCAGACCGACGCCGCGAGCGTCAACTGGGGTGCCGACACGGTTTCTTCCGGGTGCGCGATGAGCCCTCCTGTTATGCCAGAGCTGGACCGCGAATCGTGGCGGGAGATTGCGCGTAACGCTAGGGCTGCGCTTGAGGCTGACCCTAACGACACCGAGGCACGGGAATGGTTCGAGCGTGCCTCTGGCGCACTGCGGGAAACGCTCCCCGAAGTCGAAGCCCAAGCAGCAGAAGCATCGCGGGGGTATCGCGAGGAAGCACGCCCGGATTTCTCTGGCCTTGGTGGTGCCATTGGTGCTGCCGCCCTGAAAGCGGGTCAGGGGGCGACGTTTGGGATCTCCGATGAATTGGCGGGACTAGTTGCTGGGGCAGGGTCCAAGGTCCGTGGTAAGGGGTTCGAGGAAGGGTATCGCGGAGGGGTCACGGGTGCTCGTGAAGCCCTGACCGGCGCGAGTAGTCAGCGGCCCGTCGTGTCCGGGGTGTCTGATCTTGCCGCGAGTTTGTTGATCCCCGTTCCCGGAGCGGGAGCAGCGCGGCGCGCACAGACAACTGGCCGGGCCCTCATCTCGACGCTCGCTCGCCCGCGTGGTCAGCAATCCATCCTGAAAGCCGCCCTTGCCTCACGAGAAGGGCTACGTCCAGCTCTCAAGGAACTCGTCAAGGGTGGGGCGACGATTGGCGGGACCCAAGGCGCGGCACACGCGGCGGGTCGGAGTGAAGGGGGGCTCAGGGAACGCGGCACCGCCGCATTGGTCGGTGGGACTGTCGGCGGTGCGACTGGTGGGCTGGCGCCTTTGGCCGCAACGGGCGGTCGTGTGGCACTGCGACAACTCAAGAACGCGCTCGGTTACGTTGGGCGTCCGGTACTTGAACCCTTACGACTGCTCCGTGGTGGAGATACGCCGATCGATGACATTCTCCAATCATCGCAACGGGTTGCTGATGAGGCGTTAGACGCGCCCACATTTCTCCGTCGTAATCTAGGAAGTACACGGCTGCCTGAGGGCTTTCAAGCCGTTCGGAGTCCTGGAGAGCGCTTGCAGCGGATGCCTCGTGTATCTACCGACGAATCGCTGGTCGAGGAGGCAATCCTTCGTAGCCCGGTTCAACGGGCTCGCCGTTCCGCACCAACCGCGTCAGTCGTTAAACCTTCCTCGGCTCGCGGCGAAGCGATCGCAGCCGCCAAGGTCGGGGAGCAAATCCGGCGTGGGGAACGGGGGCCAGCGGGCGGGGCATTGGTTGGAGCGAAGGCTAGGGTCCAAGCCCAGCGTATCGAAGCCCTCGCCCGGCGGCTAGCCGAACTCCCTGACGATGCACTCCAGCGAGAGCTTGATAACCCATTGGTCGATGATTTGGTCAAAGCGGCGGCACGGAAGGAACTGGTACGCCGCAGCGCTTCTGCGGTCGCACCCTAAAGGATTCTGTTTCTTCCCAATGAACTCGTTACCAGACGTGAGCTTCCTCGCGGCGACGGCTTGGCTCACGTCGCTGGCTATCGTGGCGCTCGCTGGCGTCCGTGGAGCCCTGTGGATTCGGCAAGCAAAGTTCAATGGTGGCCAAGTCGGGCCGATCAACGGACCTGGCGCGCGAACGGCTGAACGTACCTTGGTGTTGGTGGAACGTCAGCAAGAGGACTTGGAGGCGGTGCTCCGAATCCTGAGCGAGCAGCAGACGCTAATGCGTGAGGATCAGACGGTACGTAAACAGGAGCACGAAGCCAAGCTGGCCATGATCGAGCAACTCGCGAGCGTCGCCCAGAGCTTCAATAAGTCAGCGTCGGTGCTGACGGCGATGAACTTCAACGTCGAGGCGGCGCACCGGGAGATCGTGCAGCATCGCGACTCAGCCGCCAGCGTGATGGACCAAGTGAACGACATCCATCGGGAAGTGGTGCGAAAGGGACGCCGCACGGCGGCAAAGGAACGGTCGTGATCTGTACTTGGCTTGACCGTCTCGTCGGCTTCGAGGCCGTGTTCAAGCTGGCCCGTGGGATGCTTGCCGTTCTCGGCGAGGCCAACACGACGGCGGTGCGGATCTGGGTCACGATCGCGGCGTTCGCTGCGACGACGGCCTCCTATCTGGCGCTTGCCGCGCGTGCGCTGCTGCTCGCGCCGGCTGGCACGACGCCCACCTTCTGGGTGCCCGCGATCGAGTGGATGCTCTTTCTCGGCGGCATGGCTGGCATCGATGTCGTGCAGTGGGGATTCAAGCGGCAGACTCACAAGCCGGAGCTCGCCGCCGGGAGCGGGCCCGTGATTACGCTCCCCCAGGGCACGCGGCTCGAGGGGTGGACGCCGTGAGTACTGCGCCCTGGTTGCCCGAGACGACTCCGGAACTCGTGGCGGCGATTGTGCGACGGGCGCTCGAAGACGTGGGCGTCTGCGAGGATCCGCCCGGCTCGAACCGCTCGCCTGAGATTGACCGCTATCTCAAGGCGGTCGGCACACCGCTCGGCTTGCCCTGGTGCGCGGCGGCCGTCGCCGCATGGTTCCGTGATGCTGGCGCGCTCACGCCTCCCAAGCTCGCGGCCTCGACGGACGCGTGGATGGCGTGGGCGAAGGAGCACAACCTGTGGGCGCCCCAGCCGGTGCTCGGAGCGGCAGTGGTCTATGGGAAGGACAGCGATGCGCAGCACATTGGGGTCGTGGTACGGCTGACACCGATCGCGCTCAGCGTGGAAGGCAACACGTCGCTGGACAACTCACCGCAGCGGGAAGGGCTCGCGGTAGACCTCAAAAAGCTGAACATGGCGTGGGCGCTCGGATACGTGCGGCCGGTTGCTGCGGCGACGCTTGGCCGCTCGGCGGCAGGTCTCGAATGACGCTCATCATCTTCACAGCCTTTGTCGGCGGCTTCGGGGCGGCCACCGTAATCGTCTTCTCTGTGTTGGCGTGGGCGCTGTGGACGGGGCGGCTGGACATCCGCATCACGGAACGTCCGAGTATCGTCCTGGTGGGCGACGAGCAGTGCCGATCCCTATGACCCACTGTCATGTGTGCGTTGCCGGATACCTGCGGCTTGAGGAGGGGGAGCTGTGCTGCGACAAGTGCCAGTACGTGCCCGGTAAAAGCCTCTCTGTCAATCGTCCGTGGGTCTTTGGGCCAGGCCGCAGCAACTGGACCAAAAGCCCCCGAGTGGATTGGCGGGCCTACGACAAACGGAGAATTGCATGAATCTTAAACGCTACCTTCCCTACGTCATTGTGGCGATCGTCGCCCTGCTCTGGTTCAAGGCCCGTGATGCCCAAGTCAGAGCCACCGCCTTATCCGACCAGCGAGCGGATAGCCTGAACCTGGTGTTTAGTATCATGGATAGCCTACAGACCGTGCGGGATCGAGAGCGAGTGGCTGGTGAGCAGGAAGTCAGCCGATTGGCTACGGCCTTGGCGGCGAGCCGAGCCACGTTCTCCCGACTCCGGGTTCAGGGGATGGCGGCATCAGCCGATCTCACGGCTCACTTGGACCACGACTCCACCGCCTCCGATTCCCTTCGGGGACTGGTGAACACCACGATCACCCTGTTCAGTGACCAAGCCGCAGCTTGTGATGCGGCGCTCTTGAGTTGCGATTCGATTCAAGCCGCGCAGCGAGGGATCATCTTAGGTCTGGACTCTAGCGCAACGGAACGCTCCGAAGCCCTAGTCCGTCTGCGGGAACTATTTGAGGTCGAACGTCGCAGGGCATCACCCGGTATCCTGAAACGGCTCACTATAGCTGCGCCGTGGATGATCGGGGCCGTAGTGCTTTGGGAGATCGCACGTTAGATTGGGCAGAGGTAGCGGGCGACTGTGGTACTGCCCTGGCCCAGCGGAATGAACGGTTGTCGGCGGGACTGCTGGTGAACGGCGGACGACGCTTCTAGAGCGCCACGATCCGCACGCGATTACAGGGGTCCGGCATCAGTGACCTGAATCCGCAGACGGGTGGGCATCTGGTCTGATCCTACCGCCCCGCTATCCCGTTACCGAACTCCGTGCTCGGTTGCTGGGCTTGGGCATGGGAATCAGCCAGCGCAGGGATCGCAGCACCACGGGGTCGCCTTCCCGTAAAGCCCCGGCTATTCGGTGCTTACAATAGTGGCCCCGCTGGCTATCCTCGCAGGTACACTCGTCCCGTTCCAGATTGACGGTGTACTGCCGCTCCCCAGACTGGACCTGATAGACATGGCCGTAGCCCGTGGGCTCCGCGTCCAAGTGGACGGCGCGCGCCAATCGGTAAAGGTCCACGGTAGCATGGGGCATCCTCCACCCCCTGAAGGGGTTATTGAAAGGTAGCGTGAGGAACGGGCCAGACAAGACACGCTATCGCTATGGTGTCGTCTAATAGGCGACAGCGATCCGGTGTCGTTTCACGTGAAACAGTGTCGTGACAGGGTTGGTGTCGCTAGTAGCGCCAGTGTCGCCAGACTGGACAAATGCGTTTAGGTGCCGTAGGTTCGGCTTGTGTCTACAACGCGTTCTAACGGGCCCGCCAAACCGGGGGTAGCTGCACCCGAGCGGGGCATCAAACGCGGCCCACGGGTCCGCTGTATGCGCAGCGCGTGCTCCAAGAGGTACGAGCAAAAGCGGGCATGGCAACGGTACTGCTCGCCCCGCTGCCGCTACCTGGCGTATCTGGCACGGCAGGGAGTGGGAATAGTGGTGGCCCCGAAGGGCGCGGCGTGATGCTCTGGCTCCTTCTGCTCGCGTGGTTCTTGGCCGTGCTCGTAATCTGGGTGGTGATCCGCTCCGGTATACAACAGGGACATCCGTTGACGCGGGAGGAGACCGAGCGGTTACGGACTGCGGCCCACGAGGCCCTGAAACAGATCGAGGCGCGCCGGTCCCACCTGATGATCGTCACGAGCAATGAACTCGGCTCGCACCTCCTGAGCAAGAACTGATGGCGAAGCGAGGGGTGGGTCAAATCCGTTGCCGACGTTGCAAGCGGCGCATCACGCTTCGGGAGAGTGTAGCGTGGAAGGCATTCCGCGGCTTGTGTCGCCGGTGCTGGAAGAACGGCGTGTTATGAAACCGACCGGCGACGGCGAGTTTCGTAAGGCGCTTCGTCGTAACGCGGCCATGGCAGAAACACCGTGGCTCTTGAGGGATCGGTGCCCGGCATGCGACTACGTGAGTCAGCCGCGCAACTTTGTACGGCGGTCCATTTGGTATTGCCCGCGTTGCCAGGTCGTACCCATGCGCGTAGAGCGCATCCTAGCCGCCGATGCCTAGCGCGTTCGAGAGTTGCTCGTGGTGCGACCGCCTAGAGCAAGAGGCTTCGGTGTCAGGCGACGAACCCACGCAAGAGATGCGCGAATGCCGGGAACTATGGGGGCACTTTGCTGGCTGCCAGCGTTATCCGAACCGCGCACAGGAAGTTGAAAGCATTGTGCAGGAAGCTATCGGATCAGCTCGCGAGCAGTTGGAGCGCCGCGACACCGATGGACGGTCCACATTCATATCTGGCGTTGAGCGACTTCAGCGGATCGTCCGCGCTTTCTGTGCCAAGGACATCTTGACCGGGGCTAAGTGGCGCGGGACGCGGGAGTACGAGCGGGCCGTGGCTGAATTGAGTATGGCCCTGCTGATCCTCGATACGGAACCGGCCCGGCGATTCCTCAAGTCATTGGACGAGGATTTCTGATGCCGCTCTCCTGGGGCGAGACCCGAGACAAAGTAGCGGCGCTCTTTCCTCGTGTCCCCGTGCGAAAGGGTTGGGCTGGTCCCAAGTATCCTGTTGCCGAGCGGCGACAATACCGCGGCAAGATCCGTTACGTCGTGGGCTACGGTCACTCGCGTCTGTATTCACACCACTTCAGCGGGTTGGTCTACGATCGCATCTTGGGTTACGCCGATACGCTGGAAGCGGCACTAGCGATGATGGAGCGCAAGCTAACGGTGGTGAGTTAACGATGCCACTCTCCTGGGGCGAAACCTGGATTGAGCATGTCAGCAACGCGCTGGCGATCCATTACGCTCGTGAGCAGAAGCCTACCTGCGAGGACTTGAAGGCGATCCGCTCCCGATTGCGCAGAGCCATCGTAGAAATTGACCGCGAGATCGCCGCTGGTCCGTTGCGGGAGGTGCGGTAAGTGGAACGCCTTGTCGGATTGATTCTTGATCACCTGAAACAGTGGGGCGACGTGGACATCACGATTGCTCCGGAAGACCGCCAAGAGATGTTCGCTCGACAATTGGCGAGACTGATTCAATCGCGCGAGGGAGAAGGATCTTCCAGTTCCCCCAAGCAGCGACTGGCACCCAGCTCGTTGGTTCCGAAAGACGAAGCCCCGTTTGACATGGTACCGGATGCGGCGGACCTCGAACACGAAGCCCGGCAGTTGGAACGTCATACCCCGGGACTGATGGATGAACCAGAGGAACGGCAGTGATCCATTGGCGCAGTCGTCTCGCAAATGCGGATGACGCCTCCGTGACCGTGGAACTGACAATGACGGTCAATCAGTGGCGCAGCTTTCTACTCAAGGTCAACGAGAACGACTGGCCGGCATGGATTGTCGGCAAGGCGATACATGAAGCGATTGGAGCCGCCCTAGCGCATTTCACCGGGGAGCAAAAAGGTGAGAACTGAAATGACCGCTGACCTTCGCGCCCTTCTGGAGAAAGCCGCAGTCGCCGCGGAGGCCGCTCGGGAGAGTCGGTATATCGAGGACGCCCGATCCTCAGCAGCAGAATGTGTGGAGATCCTAGATAAGGTGCTGACGGTAAGGGAGGCACGGAACGGAGGCACGGTATGACCGATACCATACACGAATGTCCGAAGTGCGGCGGTGACATATGGTCGAATGTTCGCAAGAACCAAGATCGGATGGCCCAAGGCCAGAAGCCGATGCCCGACTATGCGTGCAAAGATAAGGAGGGCTGTGGCTGGAAGAAGTGGCCCCCGCGAGAAGAGGGCCAGCGACGTGGCCAACTTGGAGGCGGCGGTAAGCCGAAGTGGACCTGGGGTAGCTTGTCACGGACCTACGGGAACTGCCTCAAGCTCGCTGTGAAGCACGTTGGAGAAAACGTGCCTGATGCTACGCCGGCTGAAACGGTGGCGGCGGCAGCGACCTTGTTCATTACCGCCGCACGGGATGGCGTGCAGCCGATCCAGAAGCCCGAACCCGAACCGCAGCGTCCAGCACGATCCGAGGATTTTCCAGAGGCGTTGGACGATGACGATGGGCGTGATCCGTGGTAAAGCCCACGACCGTCGAGCGCCAGTCCATAGGGTCGGTAACGTCCATCGCCCTGTCAGATCAAGTGTCGTGGATCGCGACCGATCTCCTGTTGGCCATCACGCGATCGGATTTCCTGCGGGTAGCGGATCACCTGCGGCTGTTATCCCAAGACGTGGAGCGGTTTGTGGAGAAGATGGAGCAGTGAGTGGAGGGAAGGTCGCAGCGGCGTGGACGAGACACGCACTGTCGGGTCGATGAAGCCTATTCGGGCCTATTTCTAGTTGCCGCGCTCGATAGCCTTGTACGACCGCAGGTACAGACGTACTAGACGCGAGTACCCCGTCAACTCGGGGCTGCGATCCTTGAAATGGTTGGCGTGCCGCAAGGCCGGTGATGCGCGAGGCTCCGTGGTATCACGGCCCGCCCCCGTTGCGCTCGCGTCCAGCAGGGGACGCCAATCAGTAAACCTGATTCTCACTTGGGGGTCTGTGGGCTAGTGAGCCTCGGACTACTCGTGTTCAGCCCTGATCGATGAAGTGCATCGGTCGCACGGGACAGGCCCTTCAAGTGAGTCAACTGAAAGGAGTAGAACTGTGGGCGTGATCGGGAAGTGGTTGAGCGAGTTGAGTCCGGAGTGTGAGGATGCGGTGCTGACGAAGCAAATGCGACCGGGCCTCTACCGCCTGCGGGACGATTTAGGTCCGTGCCTTGTCGGGGTCGCTTCTGGATTCAACATGGATGCCATGACTGTGCGTGAGGTGCCCCCGTGCCGTTTGAACCGTGGAGAGTATGATCCGCTACGACGAAATGTCGAGGGCGTTTATGACGACGTGTGTGCTCGTTTCGGCGTCGCCTATATCAACGCCACGATCCGACAGCGTATCCTGCGGAACCAACTGCGACGGACACTCGTCACTGAGCCGATTATGGAGGCCGTCACCCCGTGATGTACGACCATCTCCACACCAGATCTGCCTACCGCGAACTAGCCAAGATCATCGGGCTGGCGGTCTTTGCGGCGCTCGCACTCTGGGCGGTGCTGCGGTGAAACGTGCGACGGTCAAGCGCCCCGAGGGCTATGGCGATCCCGCGAAACTGGAGTGGATACGGCGACAACGGTGTCTGATCTGGTCTGTGGATTCCACGGCCTGTCGCGGTTCTGTAGTACCGCATCACGTCCGGGTCCGTGGCGGGAAACGGGATGATCGGCTAACCGTGCCGCTCTGCGCGCTAGGGCACCATACGACGGGGGCGCGATCTGTCCACGCCCTGGGCCGCAAAGCCTTTGAGCGGCTGCACAAACTGGACCTGCTGTGGGAAGCGCGATGGTATCAGGCCAAGTACGGGCGGGAGACCGAAAGAGAGACGTGAACCGTTTGGGGCCGTTTGAGCTTAACCGTGTCCATCTCGGGGACTGCCGGGACCTCTTGCTCCAGATTCCCGATGGCTCGGTGCCGATGGTGTTTACCGATCCGCCTTACGGGCACAATAACAACGATGGGGATCTGATCGCCAACTGGGAGAAGGCGCTGGGCGAAACGGAGCGCGGTGAGGCGCGGCCGATTCGCAATGACGGCCCCGACCAGGCGTGGCGCGCCTTCACGGGCATGTTGCGCGAGTTGCCCCGCGTGCTTACCCCGGACTGCTGCTGCTGCTGCTGCGGCGGCGGCGGCGGACCCGATCCCCAATTTGCCCGCTGGTCGCTGGAACTCGACAAAGCGCCGTACACGTTCTTTCACGCCGTGGTCTGGGACAAGCAGGGACTCGGGATGGGGTGGCGCTATCGGCGCAACTACGAACTCGTGCTGGTGGCCCATCTACGCAGCGGCAAGCTCAAGTGGGAGTGGCAGGGGACGGGAGTTGAAACCGCGAACGTGGTGCGGCTGGGCAAGATTCTCCCCGCGTCCAGTCAGCACCCAACCGCGAAACCCGTGGAATTGGTCGAGCATTTCCTACGGCTGCACACCAAACCAGGGGACCTCGTGCTCGATCCGTTCGCGGGCGCGGGCACGACAGGCGTGGCCTGCCGGCGGATGGACCGCCGCTTCCTCGGCTTCGAGATTGACCCCGTCTGGGTGGAGTACGCGAACCGCCGACTCGGCACCACCCCGAGCGAAGTCAATACGCCGCTCTTTGGGGATGTGCCCGCATGACCCCGACCCAACTGGAACTCGGCTATGCGGGAGCCGAGCAATCCGCCTCTCATCACGGGGCGCTGCTGGCCCGACTAGCGGTGATAGCCCAGGAGCTCGCCCAGCGAGCGGGGGTCTCGGGCGTGACCATAAGCGATGTGAGACTAACCGCCGGCCAGCGAGGGATTCTCATACCTAGCCCCGCCCACTTTCTCGGAACCTTGATGCGGAAGGCGGGACTGACACCTACCGATCGGTGGCGGGCCAGTGACGTGGCGGGCTCCCACGGGACGAGTCACCGGGTGTGGCTGGCGGGCTCTTGCGCGACGGGCGATAGGGCCTAACTTTATGGAGACCGCCGTGTTCGGCAGCGCGGCAGTCAAACAAGGGCTGGTGGATCTCGGGGGATTGCCCCCGGGTGCTCGTGTTCGAGATTTCTGCGTCCCGGTTCGGCCAGCCCGACCGGGCCAGGATGCCGCGGACCTTGCACTCGGGGGTTTTCTCTTGCGACGACCTTGGTTCCCCTTCTATGTGGATGACTTCGAGACCAGTGGTCGAGTGCGGCTTATGTCTGCTGCCGAACGTGGTTGTTATGTCAGCCTGCTCGCCTACCAATGGCGGGAGGGTTCTGTGCCTAGCGAAGTAGTCGAACTTGCCAGACTTTGCGGGGAGCCGCTAACGGCTATGCGGAAGTACTGGCGGCGCTTAGAGTCGTGTTTCCCGTTGAACGGTAGGGGCTTGCGAGCCAATCCGCGCATGGCAAACGAGCGTACAAAGGCCGAGCAAATCAGCTGCAAACGAGCTGCAATTGCTAGAGCAAAGGCACCTCGTTTGGAGCCAGTTAGCAATGGTTTTGTAGCCTCTCCTGTGACTACTACACAGGTCACACCTCACATTCCACAAACTGACAAAAGAAGTGGGCTGCGCCCCCCTCCGGATACTTCCTTGTCAGACAAACAGCAGGTGTGGCGGGAACTGGTCCTTGTGGTCAAGGCCGAACTCGGAAGCATGTCGGATACCAACGGCTCGATCCTCAAGGCCATGCTCCGGGCGGGGCTCTCCCCCAGCGACATCATGGACGCGATCCGAGGGTTGGGTATTTTGATCCGCGCCGGCCAACTTGGACAGGCATCATGGCCCTCTGAGGGGAATCAGCTTGATCTCCGGTACCTGTGGTCGGAGAAAGCCCGACAGGGGCTCCCGCTCTACACCCGCTGTCTCACGGCGTACTACGACAGCCAAAAATGCCCCGCGAAACCTAGCGATGCAAAGGGGCCGGTCCACATCGGGTCGGTGATCGCCCGAATGGTGAAGGGGGCGGAGTGAAGCGCGGTTATCTCTGGCTTGACTGGGCTGAACTCGGGTGCCGGGGTTGGGACATTGACCTCAGTGGTGCCGGGCTCGATGCCGATGACAATACCGAGCGGTGCCATGTGGATTGTTTCGCTCACTTGGATCGCACAACGCTCCAACTGGCACTTCACGGGTGCCGTGCCTTCGTATGCCGCGTCATCAACGACCTGTCTTGGGCGGGGCTGTATTACATCAAGCGGCCCGTCGAGCCAGTGACGTCTGGCGCTACTACTGAGACTATCACCGCTAACGCTGCTGCTCCTGCCTCAATCAAGTGGATCTTCAACGCAGCGGCGGACTGGCAAGCCGCATGACCCAACTCTGCCGGGAGGAATTGGATCGCTCGGCTGCCTGTCGGTTCTGCGGGTCGTGTCACGAGGTGCGGCAACGGCTGATGTCGGGTTACGGACTTCGTGGCAAAGAATGTTGGGTGTTCATGCAACGGATTCAGAACGCAGGGTACGAACCCTCGGTCAGGGACCAGGACGTTGAGCGTGCGGCGATTCAGGATGGTGGGGTGTGAGCCAGTGGCGTCGTTGGTACACAGCGTGGCGGTACTGGGCACGGCTTGGGCGCTCCGTTGGGGAAGGTCGACTGGAGGCTGAGTGGCGCGCCGTGAAGTCGGCATGGTGGACGCGGAGGATGTACCGCTAATGCCCGCGCCCCGTATGCTGCGCCGGCCCTTACGGGAGAGCGAACGCGACGTTCAGAAAAGTGTTGTGGGCGCGTATGAAGCCGTGGGGTGTATCGTGGCCAACTTCTCACAGGGCTACCGACCGGGTGGTCGGCGCCATGGGACGACACGGCAGACGAAGGGCATCCCGGACCTGTACGTCTTTCCGCCGCTGAGCGTCACCTATGCGCGCCACGGATCGCGGGATGGTCGGCCGTGGTGGCACGAAGTCAAACACCCTGGCGGGGACCAATCCCCTGAGCAAGTAACATGGCAACGGCGATGCGAGGATCGGGCTGTCGGTTACGTGCTCGGTGGTGTGGACGAAGCACTGGCCTACCTTTGGCGAATCGGTTTGGTGGAGGAAGTCGTGACGCCCTCGGGCCAGAGGATGCCGTGAGTCTTGACATTTGGCTGTACGTGGAAACGGGAGCTGGTGAAAGCCTCTCAACCCATGGGGCGAACATCACCCACAACGTCACGCCGATGTGGCGGGAGGCAGGTATCTACGACGCGCTCTACGATAGCGACGGTAAACGGGCCGGGGACATTATCGAAACGCTGCGGCGTGGCATTGCTGACATGGAGGACCGCCCCGAGGTCTACCGAGCAATGAACCCCAAGAACGGCTGGGGAAACTACGATGGCGCGTTGAACTGGTTACGTGAGTGGTTGGCCGAGTGTGTCAAGCACCCCAACGCGCTGATAGGCGTGAGTCGGTGATCTCTCACCCCCAGGACGGACGCGAGGAGCCCTGAATGAGCGAGCAGGAGATTTATGAGACTTTCGAGACTGGCCAACCCTGGATCACATGGACGTATTTGCACCCTGATTGGTGGACCCGCGTGTTCGGTAAAACACAGGTCGAGGCGGTTTGCTGCATCTGTGGGCATCGTGAGACGATAACTGTTCGCATGCCGCGCTTTGGTCCTGTGTCGGCGCCGGCCGGTGGTCGGCACCCAACTCGGGTAAAGTTTTGCTCCGAGCACGTCCACCGATTGCAGCAGCAGGCACCAGAGACATGGGTGCTGCCCCTACGCAATCCAGCGGCTCTCAGCGGTCGGGACATAATGGACGTTCTCCGTGACGTGGCAGAGAAAGCAGCGCGGAATGACTCCTGACCCCTCGTTGGTCGCCGCCCTGCGGGAGTTTCTCGGCACACCGAACACGACAGTGTACTGGGACGCCGAGTGCATCGCCCGAGCGTTCGAGGCTGGGGTAGAAGCGGCGATGTGGTGTGCCGTGACGCACGGTCATGCACCCGATAAACAGCGGGCGCTCTCGGCCTTCGTGGCCAGCTTGAAAGGGGAAGCGACGTAATGCTCACCATCGAGCAGGTGGAGTTTATTCTCCACGAGTTAGGCTACGAGACTGTCGTGGAGCCGACAGAGTCGTTTCGGTATCGTGTGCAGTGCCGAGCGACTGGCTACCGGGAAGGCATCGCCGGGAAATGCCAAGCAGCGCTCTCAATCATGCTTGAAGCGAAACGTCGCTCGGCACCAGCGAAATCACGATGACCGCCCCCGATCCCATCGCTTTGCGGCTTGAGGCCGTGGACCGAGAGGCGAAGGATGCGGCAACGGCTGAGTACGCCAAGCATGCTCCTGACGATTTGGATACAGGGCCGTTCCTATGCGGATATGTGGATGCGCGCATCGCCGAACGAGACGTGTATCGCCGCGCCCTCGAAGCCGAGATGCAGGAGAATGCCACGCAGGAGGAACTGCGGCTGCTGCACTCCGACAGGATACAAGCAAAGTTCACCGAACTTGAGCGGGAGAACGCGGAGTTGCGAGGGGTGCTGGTAAGAACGTTGGTGCCGTTGGAAGTGCTGAACATGGATAATTACAACGGGGCTCGGTGGATGACGACCGAACTGCGAGCAGCAATCAGCGAGGCG